CTACCATTGTCTTTCCTTCTTAATGTGTGTCGTTACGCTTGACCAGCTATAGCCTGTTGCATCTGCTCCATCATCTCAGGATTCTGAGCCATTTGTTCACTCATACCTTTAGCCATTTCTGGAGCTACACCTTTAACAACATCACCCATCATTTGAGCCTGTTGTAGTTCTTGCATTTCTGCTTTTTGGGCTTGCTGTGCTTCAGCTTGCTCTTGTTGAATCTGTTCATCTGTCTTAATTAAACCACCTGTGTCAATACCGAGAGATGCACCTAGTCTATCCATGTAGTCATCAATGTTTAGTTTCTGTGCAATTACTTCTGGCCCCAAGGGAGCTAAGTATTCTAGGAATTGTGATAGTTTGTTAAGATCTTGACCCCGACCTAATGCTTCCATACCTGTGACAATCTTCGGTTTCACTTTGTCTTTAGGAAACTTAGGCATCTTCTTACTCTTAACCATTTTCTGAAGAAGAAGATTAATTAATGGTAACTGAAATTCTTGAGATAGAACAGAATAGACACCGCCTAGAGTACTCTCTAGTTCTTGTGCCATGAAGCGTACTTCTTCTGCTGTTACTCTCTCAGCATCTCGTTGAACAGAAGAGTTAAGTAGAAAAGCCGCAGCTAATCTTTCTTCTATTTTTTGAGCTGATTCTTGGGCAACTCTAAAGTCTCCAGCTTTCTGTACTTGGAGAGTTGATACATCTTGTGCATCACCTTGTATTATTGCACCGCTTGGTGCTTCAGCTACAGATCTTATCCTAGTAGTTCCGTTAGGTCTAACTAAGAAAAGAACTTTAGAGGCAGCCGCAGATCCCTCTACTATAGCCATAGTGAGTGCTTCAAGTGATTTAAGATCACCTAAGTACTCTTCTACTAAACCTCTTCCATAAGATTCCCCATCTACTCTACTGAATCTTAGGGGTATGAAAGGGTTTTTATCTATTGGGTACTTACCAAAAGAATCTGGAATAGTTGTAGTACCTAATTCTTGGTGTATATGCCAATGTTTACCTTTGTTACATACGTAAGTAAATAGCTCATAGGGCTTGTCAGGAGACTCAGGGGAAAGTTCCTGTGGTGAAGGAAGCCCTAGAGCTACTCTCGCTTTCTCTGGTATAGTCTTTGCATCCAGAGATTCTTTAGTTATAAGGTATATTAAGTTACCCATTGGATCACGTTTACATACGTATCTATCTAGGTGGAACACTCTCATTCCTGTGTCATCCTCTGGTAAATAAATTAAACAATTACCAGTTGTGATAAGGTGTTTCAGAGCTTCAAACACAGGTACTCTGTAGGCGTGTGATTCTATCTCGTTCATCGCAGAGCGTTCAATCTTAGCTAAACCTTCTTCAACGGCTCCCCTTTGTTCTGCACCTGTTAACTCTTGTAGATCGAAGTCATCAATTGTGAGTCTAAAGAATGGGGAATTAGGTGGTAGTAAGGTAAGTAGTAGTTTACTTGCTAAGTGATTGACACCTCTAGCACCTATACCTTGGTATGGAGTATGAAAAACTGTTGACCAATTTGATCCTTGTTCTTTCAATAGTGATGGGATTGTTACTTTAGCACATTCTCTAGCTCTATTTAGATATGCTTCCCTCTCACTGAAGGCTTGTTCATACATACCTTTAAGCATACCCTTCTCAGCATACTCATTATCTTGCGAATCATCTACCATATCTTATTACGCTATTTTTCTTAATGATCGTTTACCTCTGGAACTTGCCTTAACTCTCTGTCCTTTAGCAGCCACAGCTTTTTTCATAGTTATGTTACTACTTTTACTACCTATTGTTTCAGATACACCGGGTGCTGATTTACTACCGGGGCCACTACCGCCTATCATACTACTACCAATTTCTGAGAGTCCTCCTAGTAACTTATCAGACCCCAATCTTTGAGCTGTTTTATCTCGATAGTACTTTAGTCCACCTTTAATATCTTCATGAAGACCTAAGATATTAGATTTTGTTTTTTCTATTCCTTTACCAGCAGTTTCTAAGACATTTGAAATTCCGGTCTCTGTCCCTTTGAGACCTTTTGTAACTCCACTTGTTACAACATTAGAAACTTGTTCTCCCCCATGCATCACTCCACTCGCAACCTGTCCTGTAGTTCCTCCTGATCCTGTACCGAGATTAGATACATTGGTAGTAGCAGCCTGTCCCGCTGATGATGCTTCTGCTCCTATTGCTGATGTTCCAGTAGAAATACCCTCAGTAACTCCTTCTGTGATTTTACCTAGTCCTTTACCTATTTTCCCTAATGCTTCTGAAGCTGCGGGTATTTTTATCTTAGATGGATCAGGTAGCCACATTTTCATAAACTTATCTATGTCTATTTTGGGAAGTTTAAACTTGACTTTAGGAAGTTTTATCTTTAGTTTAGGGAGTGATGGTTTTGAATGTCGATGATACCAATGGCATGATACTATCGGGCCTTCATAGTCAAATGACTTTGAGGACTCTTCAACTAATTCTCCCTTGTTATCATCCCATGTATAGATGACCTCTGTGTATATTTTCATAGCTAGTTCTAGTTAGTCTTTAGTTATTGTGGGCCTTTTTTGTATAGAGAGGACTTACCCCTTACATTTTTCTTATCTTGATCTTTAATATCCGCTTTCCTACCCGATCCTTGAGATGATTTCCCAGTTTTACTACTACTATTAGTGTAATTAGCACTGGAAGATCCATCTGAATTGGTTTTTGGGCTGGTAGGATTTAAGAACTCACCAATTTCCTTACCAGTTTTTGCGAGTTGGTTAGGTACTTGTTCAACAGTCCTGTATGCGGCACCAGTTAATTCTCCTGCTTTACCTTGTACATCACTAGAATAAGGATCAATCTTTTCTCTTTTGTACCTCATAGCCTGTTGTTTCGCAGACTCATGTGCACCTGTAATAGATTCTGTATTTTCTCCTAAAGTTCCACCGCCCATTCTACTCCTTTAAAAATAATGTCCAATCGTCTCCTCCATCTCCTTTATATTCAATTAAACCTCTTCCAACTCTACTAGTTAAAAGGGGATAATAAGATGACTTAGGATGACATGGTAATATATATGATGAGGTATTGTTCTCATTCATTAGTGTGTCTAATGACTGGAATACCTTATAAGAATCCCTATTAGTAATCTTTTCTGAGTGCATCCACCAGTATACTGTGGGTGAATATGTACAAAAAGCACCTGCTATTTCTCCATCTTTAAGGATAACATGTGTGGGATATAGAGGCCGCCTCCCATCATTATCTGCAACCTCCAATACTTTATCCATTAACTCTTTAGTGTTAATCGGATAAATTTGTAAATTAGTAAACATTATGTGTGTATGTGTTTATGTTAAAAACCTATGCGTTACCTACTTTCTTCTGTGTGTACCCTGATAGGCCACCCCCTTTATATTTAGAGTGTGATTTGCTTTTACCTTTACCCGGAGCCTTTTTTCGATACTTCCTATCCCTACCCTTTTTATTATCTTTCGGCTTCTCTGTGTCCAACTTTGCTTCCTCTATTTCTGGATCATCTACCTCGGCTGGTGGTGGTACAGGAGGGGGCATTTTAGGTAACGGAGGGGCCGACCTCCCCAACATTCCACCCATTATCATCCTCGTATAATTGTTTAAGTCTTTCTACAACAGCTTGTTGCCCTTGTAGAAAATAAAGTTCTTCAAGTGTGGTATCTTTAGGAGGAATTTTGTTAGGAAACATCCTATCAAGATACGAAAGTAAGTCTTTAGTAACTAAGTTATAGTCCATAAATGTCCACTTTTATATTAAAGTTCACAAGAATCTGAAACACAAGCTAACTCCTGTGAACCATAGGTAGTGTCAAGTGTTTCATATTTAAGAAGATTCTCCCAATTAATAGTGGGTAACCTCTTATTTAACGTGTCAAATTCTTTCTTAGTGCACTCTGTGTATGGTGCTTGCTTATATACGTAATCAGAGTAGGGTAAAAAGGAAACACCAGATATGTTATTAAAGTTATCATAGACATAGGAGCCAACACTCACCCACTCCTCTTCCTTAACAGAAATAGTCTGGCTAACTTTATGTTCAGCCCAAAATTTAGAGTAAACACCGTGAAGATCTAGCTGATTGATAGCGGAGAGATCTTTTCTTGTTAGAGAAAACTTAGGGGATCTCATGGGGAAAGAAAAGACCATGACATTACTGGGATTAGTTATGTCAGGTTCATAAGGTACCCCACTATCAATCAGTAGTGTGCACAGGGGATCTTTTACATCAGTTCTAACTGTCCTAATGTAGTAAGGGCTGTGTCTAGTGTGGATTCCAGAAGCAGAGTCAACAAGTTGACTAACTGTTCCAGAAGGTTTAATACAAGTTATACTGGCAGATGGATTAATACCAAGTTCACCAGCTAATTCTTCGTTAGTCTTTATTGCTTTTTCTCTTAGCTTAGTAAGTAAGTTAGGTAGGTTCTCACCACTTGATCCATTAGTAAGTGGACAATCCATTACACCTGTGAGTGAGACACCAAGTAGTCTCTCCTCTTCACAGTTTGTTTTCCACTTGTTAGTTAAGTATCTAAAGCTAGTAAGTGTAGACTGCCATGTACCTAATATAGTTGCTAATTCCACCTTCTTTGCTAGTAAAGCTGGAGTGTCATCACTCTTCACTACTGCTTCAGTTAAGTTACAAAACTCTCGTGGTCTCAGGATTATCTCTGAACATGGGTTAGTTCCAAAATCATCTCGTGCTTCTCTTCTGTCTCCCTTAAGTGGATTCTTTAAGTCGATGTTTAGTGTATCAACATGTTTCTTAGCATTAGCACTGCTGAATATACCACGTTCACCAGACTTAGAGTTATATAAGGCTTGCCACTCTTTAAGAAAGGTACCCACATCTGGATTAGTGTGATAGTTAGCTGAATTATTAGCAAGAGCACGTTGTGATTGTCTACCCCACCACTCACCTGATTTACAGGTACGCATCTGTTCATCACCTACATCACTCAAGGATAATAAAGCACTCCTTCGTACCCCTCCCACCACTACTACCTCTGCTGTCTTACATACTATATCATGACATTGTAGTGGAGTTAGCTTAGTTGCTGTTGCATCTTTAAATGTACGTACTGTAAACCTGAAGAGATCCTCTAAAGGTTCAGGGCCACTAGCTCTACCACCAAAAGTTTTCAAAGGTGATCCAGCTTTCCTAACCCCACTCATGTCCCACTTAGGTATCAAACCAGAGTAGAGTAAAGAGATTAGTTCTCGGAATGCTTTAGCCCACCCTAACTTAGAATCTCTAACAACTATAACTGTGTCAGTTTCATGTAAAGTCTCAGGTACAAACGGAAGTAAACTAGTGTACTTGTACTCAACTGAGAACCCAACTCCAGTACCATTCATGAGAACGTAAAGTAATTCATCAAATGATCTCGGAGAATCAATAGGTAGGTAAGCACAATTATAACCAGCTATATTCTCTTTATCTAAAGCATCTCCTGCAGTCATCAAACACCTCATTGAAGGCATAATTTGTAGGTTAAGTACTGCGCTCCTTAGTGAGGTCTCTAATTTCTTATCTACTGTGTATCCACAATTCTCTTTAAGGTGGCCTTTAAAGAATCTAAAATATCTATCTACTGTTTCTTCCCATGTCTCTCTTCTTTTCTTGTTGTAGTCCCAACGTGAGTACCTTGAGAGGTGGATGTATTGTTGGTATTGTGTGGGTAATGTAGTGCTCATGATTTATTTGTCTCTCGTTCAATAAGTTTCTCTAAGTATGTTCTAGCCTTTAGTAAATCATTTATTCCACCTTTATGTGGGTATCGAGTAATGTACTTAACCACATTACCTTCTAGAAAGTCTAACTCATTAGCAGTTATGTATTCAAGAGGTGTAATACCTAACCCGATGTAGTGTTTAGGACTTGTCACATCCTCATCCTCATATACTGGAACATAACTCTGAGTTTGTGCATCCCACTGCTGACATGGCTTAGAGGATTTAGGTGTGTTCCGTAATATGTTTTTAATATTGTCTTGGTCATCTCTCCCGAATCCTTCATTTGAACTATACCGTTCATCTAACCCATGTACTCTTTGTTGTCTTTGTTTCTGAGATTCCTTCCTTTCTATCTCATCTAAACTATAGTTAGTCATGTTATTCCTTTACTGGTGGTTCCCAAAGTGAAGGGTACTTATCTATCCCATTAAACTGTTCCTTCTGTAGTATGTATGCCATCCGTGCTTGGAGTAAAGCATATTCCTCATCAAAACCTTTCTCCTTATAGGTCTTTAGTACTGCATCCCAACGGCCATCCTCATTCTTATCTGCTTCTTCAAGTATTTTGTTTGCAGTAACAACACCAACACCAAGGCATCCGGGGTACCCATCTACTTGGTCACCTGATAATGCTTGTCTATAAAAGTTTTTCTCTGCAATATCTTTTGATATATCATAGATAACCTCAGTCTCAAAGTCCCAATGATTACCCGGAATAGTTAGTAAATCTTTATCAGTAGAAACTATACATGTTTCTTCTGGATTACTAGTTGTGTCTATACCTAAAAGGTCATCAGCTTCTAACCATTTAGATTGTTTTGTTTCATAAGATTCTTTTATATACTTACGTGCGGGTTTGTAGCACACTGGTTTCCTAGACCCCACTCTCTTAACTTTATAATCTAAGTTGAGATCTTTTCGGAAGTTACTGTGTGAACTTAAGTACATAACAACATCTGTAACACCCGACTTATCTTTAAGTTGGTTGACTTCTGAATCAATTAATCCTTTAACATCTTTGAAATCACAATGTAAAGTCCATATGTCATCACCCCAATCAACCTCTTTTTCGCAGACACAGCAGTTTTTATAAACTAGTATGTCACCATCAATTAGTAATTTCATTTATCCCCTTTAATATCAGTGAGTCTCAGCCCAATTAGAACCGAATGTGTACTCACCTGTTAGTGGTACCCTCAAGTTAAGAAGGTTACCTGAGTTAGTGATTGCCTCTACTGCAATCTTTCCTACTTCATCTTCAAGTCCTTCACGAACAAGCACTTGTATCTCATCGTGGATGAAAGCAACTTGTTGGTAGTCTTTGTCCTCTGTGTATCCTCTTTCTTTCATCAACCTGTGGAACTCAACCACCCACTTCTTACATACAATAGCACCTGCTGATTGACATAAAGAATTAAGTGATGAGTGTGTTGATCTTACTGGAACCTTCCTTCCATCAATACCAAATAGGTATCCCTTCTCCGCCTTCCTGAATACTTCTTCTCTTAGCTTCTTAAATGCTGGTACTTTCCTAAAGAATCTGTTCTTTAGTTTCCTACCTTCTCCTTTATCTTTTCCCACAATCTGCCCCAACTTAGCCTCTCCGGCACCATACAATAAACCATAAATAAAAGTTTTAGCTTGATCTCTACTAGGAAGGTCAGCAGCTTTTCGGTTAGCTTCGTGAATATCACCACTAACCACAGTCTTAGCATAACGACCACCATCAAAAGAAGCAAGATAGTGAGACACAACCCTAATTTCAAGAGAACTAATGTCGCATCCAAGTAGACTGAAGCCTTGTGGAGCATAGAATAATTTCCTACACTCTGTCCCGTATGGTGTTTTGACACTAGGTACCTGACCGATATTAGGATGGGAGTGAGAGCATCTACTAGAGATTGAACCCATTGTATTAACTGATCCGTGAATCTTGCCATTCTTTTCGTGATGTAACCAAGCATGTTTACCCTCTGATAATTGAGCTATTAATTTATTCACACCGAATGCCTCCGCCATTAGCTTTGCTTCTGGATAGGGTAGCTTAGATAGTATATTCTCATCTACCTTTGGCTCATTGGTTGGTGTAAATTCTTTAGGCTTCCAACCTCTTAACTCTGTTAATCTTTTAGCTATATGTTTCCGTGAGTTAGGATTGAAGTCAACAATCTTAACCTTGTTATAAGTACCATTCTTTCTTGAACCCTCATCAACAATCCAAGAACCAAAGACTTTCCTCAACTCACCTTGTAGCTTGTCTCTCTTCTCTGCTAGTTGTGCGTATAACTTGGATGCCCCCTCAACATCAAAAGGAAATCCGTTTTCAGTTTGTCGTAAGCAGATAGTGTGTATGTCATGCTCCAGTTGTATTGAATCCTCTGGAAACTTTGCTTCAAGTAACTTACAGTACAGTTTATAGTTAAGTTGAACATCATTCTCACAGTACTCCACCATCTCAAGACTGAACTCTTCAAAGTCTGTGAACTCTCCTTTATCAAAGTTCAACCTCTGACCCCACGACTTAAGTGAGTGTCTACCATACTGGTCTTTATCAATAGCTTGGTTGTTGAAGTCTCTCTTTGCTCTGTCTGGATAGATCAACCTAGACCAGACTAACGTATCACGTATCTTTTGTGTAGGTTCTGGCTCCCATTTGAAAAACGATTTCAGAGCAATAAGGTCAAACCCTAAAATGTTGTGTCCTATAATCGTGTCAAAATTTTTCAGCAAAAATAGTCCGTCTATTATTTCTTCTCCCACAAAAGACCATAGCCTATCTTCTTCTATATCATAGATTACTAAACAATGTACTCTAGTAAACTCCTCTAGTAGTCCATCGGTTTCTATATCAAATACACATGTCTTCATCTTCTCCCCCACTTAAATCTTGCACCATTGCAATCATTGAGTCTAAACATAATTGACAGAACGTAACTGGAATGTTACCAAACATACCAGTAACACCATCATCCATAAATTGTGAGTTCTGTCCACATATTGAGCAACTATCTGTGTGTAGTGTTTCAAACAATTCCATCAGAACCTCGTGCTATCACCAGACCAACTCTCATCTACTTCCTCCTCATCAAATGGTGTCTCATCTACTGGTACCTCAGATAACCTACCTGTTTTATGGTTATAATCTAGTTCACAAGCTATACCTGTCTCTCCTGTCCATCTATTCTTCAACACTCTAACCGTAGTCCGATCTGGGTCTTCACCTTGCTGATCTCTCTCACACCCAATCACTATATCAGATAGTTGTCCTATGGAAGCTGAACCTCTAAGTTGAGCCATACTTGTTTGTGCTCCATCCTCATGACCCTTGTTACCTTGAGGTCTCTTCAGGTGCGACACTAGCACCAACCCACAATTTACCTCTTCAACTAAACCTCGTAACTTAGTCATTAGGTTATCAATAGTTCTCCTCTCATCACCCTCTTCAATACCTGATACCACAATAGATATGTGATCCAGTATTATAAAACTACACCCACATGCTGTCACCATGTATCGTATCTTATTCAGAAGATTATCTCCTTCTAGTGAACCCCAATGGTCATACATGTAGATTCTACCTGTATTTAAGGTATGATTGAAAGCTTCCTTGAAGTCGTTCTCCTCGACCTCAACATTACCTAAATGTAGTGGTCTGTTTAGATAGAGTCCCATGAATCCTAGTCCTGTCCTCTTGTTAGATTCCTCTAGTGCAATGTATCCTATTGTTTCCTCTTGGTTCAACATGTGATTTGCCATTTCTCTACAGACCTGTGACTTACCTATACCTGCACCTGCTGTGATCGTGACTATCTCCCCCCTTCGCATACCAAGAGTCTTCTTGTTTATACCTTCATATGGATACTCACAAGATGACATAGAGTCTTCTGCATTTACTATGTCCCACAAATCTTTCCCATTCACTATACCATCTGGTCTATAAACTTTAGCTTGCCAGATACAGTCAATCAACTCTCTTACTCTACCTTTAACTAACATTTCATTAGCATCCTTTAAAGGTAGCTTTGCTATCTTAGCTTTACCCGGTGGTAAAACTTGAGCACATTCTCTCGATGCTTTAATACCTGCATCATCGCTATCAAAACAAAAGATGACCTCTTCGTATCCATTGAGTAGTTCTATGCTCTTACGGATAGCTTTTGAAGCTCCTGCTGACCCATTTGGAATGGAGTAGACAGG